TGTATTAATTTATCAGGTGATTCCAACTATTACACCAGTAGGTCCATTTTGTGCTAATGATCCATGTGTTACTTTAGCAGCAACCCCAACAGGAGGAGTTTGGTCAGGTACAGGAGTAACAGGAAATCAATTTTGCCCAGGCACAACCAACTCTTTAATTACATACACATACACTAATGGTGGATGTACATTTACAGCAAGTACAGGTGCCCAAATTAATCCAGTTCCAGTATTGTCACCTATTCAACATAATTAATGAGATACTTAATAATTATATTATTTCCTTTTCTATGTTTGTCTCAACAAACAGTAGAGATATGTAATGATTTTAAAACGTTTACATATTTTACCTCAGCAACAGATGGGGGAAACATAGAATGGGAGGTAAATGGATTATATTACTATGGAGAAGAGATTATTTTAACATGGGATGAAGCGGGAATATATGAAATAACAGCAGTTGCTACATCTAATAATTGCCCTAGTTTACCTCAAACATATACAGTAACAGTTATTGAATGTGATCCTTTAATTTATTGGGTGCCTAACTGTTTTACCCCAGATGGAAATGAATTTAATCAAACATGGGGTCCTGTATTTACAAGTGGATATTCTACAGATCATTTTGAATTATTTATTTTTAATCGTTGGGGAGAAATTGTTTGGAAATCAAATAACCCTGAAGGAAAATGGGATGGAACATATGATAAAAAACCATGTACAGAAGGTGTTTATACTTGGATAGTTAAATTTGATATATTAAATACTGATGAAAAAAGAGTAGATCATGGTCATGTAACATTACTTAGATAGTGTAATATTTATAACATATGAAACTAACCGCTCTACGTACTCTAGTAAAAGAAGAACTTAAAAGAACTTTAAGTGAAGAATATCAAGATAAATTTAAAATGGTAGGTATGTTAATATCTAATATTAAACAACGCCCCCAAAAAGAAATCTACTCAGATATTAGATCTATTACAGGAATTTCAGTTATTTCATCAAAAGAACCAATTGAATACTCCCAACAAAATACAGAAAAATTTCAATCTATTTTAACTGTTAAAGTAGATGGTTATCCTTGGATTACAAAAGGAGGTTTTAACAGGTCAAAAATGGAAGAAATTGCAAAATTAATAAGAAAAGTACCAGGAGTAATATCATTTAATATAAATCCTGATAATATTACTTCTCTTTAATATATGTATATCAGACAAATAAAGTTATAACAAAATAAAAATTATGGAAGAATCAAAGTTTAAATTACCTACTGAAACCATTGAACTACCCTCAAAAGGTTTACTTTACCCCGAAGGAACAGAATTAGCAAAAGGTACTATTGAAATGAAGTATATGACTGCTAAGGAAGAAGATATCCTTACAAATCAATCATATATTAAAAATGGTACAGTATTAGATAAACTTTTAAAATCATTAATTGTTTCCCCTATTAGCTACGATGATTTATTAATTGGAGACAAAAATGCAATCATGGTCGCAGCACGTATTTTAGGATATGGTTCAGAATACTCATTTGAATACTTAGGTGACCCCCATACTGTTGATTTATCTCAGGTTGAAAGTAAAGAATTAAAAGAAGAACTTTTTAAAAATCGTGTAAATGAATTTACATTTACCCTTCCAAAATCAAAAAATACAGTTACTTTTAAGCTTTTAACCCATAAAGACGAACAAAATATAAATCGCGAATTAGAAGGACTTAAAAAAATTAACAAAGACACTTCCCCAGAGCTTTCAACTCGTTTAAAATATATTATTACTTCAGTGGAGGGAAGTCGCGAAACTAAAGATATTCGAGAATTTATTGATAATTACCTCTTGGCCCAAGATTCCCGGGCTTTAAGAGAATATATTAAAGAGATTCAACCTGATGTTGATCTAACTTTTTTTCCCGACGGGAGTTCAAATAGAATCAATATCCCAATTGGGGTTAGCTTTTTTTGGCCTGACGTATGATACATCAGCTGAAACTAGAGCAGCAATATTTACCCAAATACATCAAATAGTATTTCATGGAAAAGGTGGTTATGATTGGCATACTGTTTACAATATGCCAATCTGGCTTCGACGATTTACTTTTCAACAAATAATTAATTACTATGAAGAGAAAAAATCAAATGAACAACAATCATCATCTCCACCAGGAACCAAAACCGTTATTGGAGCAGATGGTAAAATAAAAGCCCCAGAATACCTTTCTAAAGCTAAAAGACCAGCAAAATACCAATAAAAGTATTTAACTTTAATATTTATAATAAAATATTTAAATGGCTGATTCCGAGGAAATAAAAAAAATAAAAAAACAACTTGAGGATTTAAAAAAATCTTTAGATGACGTTAGTAAACGCTCTATTGATAGAATTTTAAAGTCATTTACAGAAGGTGGAGCCAGTTTAAATGAATGGCGCCAACAACTAGAATTCTTTCAAGATGAAGCCGACTCAGTATCAGATTCCTTAAATTATATTAGTAAATCTCTTTCCTCTAGTGTAAGTGAACTTAGACAAGGGAATGAAGAACTTCGTAAACAGGCTAATGCAACTAAAAAATTAAGCAGTATAGCTGATCAACTTTTAGCTATAAGAAAAGGAGATGCTTCATTTGATAAAAAGAAAATAGATAAGTTAAAAGATGAAGTCAAATTAAGACTTCAAATTTTAAAATCTTCTCGATCCCAATATGAGGAAAATAGTGCTGGATATAATGCCTTACAAAACGATATAGACGCAGCTAATGAATTACTAGGTACATTTGAGGGAATAGAAAGCACATCCGAAAAAATTAATAAAGAATTAGGTGTTTTACCTTCACTAGCAGGAGGAATAGATAAAGCATTAAAAAAAATAGGTTTACCTTCATTAGGAATTGCAGATGCGGTAGATGAAACACAAAAATTAGGTCAAGAAGCAGCTAGAGTAGGAGATAAAGGGTTTAATCCTATGTCTACTCTTACTAAAAAAATTGGAGGTAATATTTCTTCAATGGCTACTAAAGCAAATTTACTCCAACTTGCTATAACTTTATTAGTAGAAGCCTTAATAAAATCAGATAAAGAGGCTGGAGAAATGGCTAAAAGCATGAATATGACCTACGAGGATGCTTTATCTACTCGTAGAGAATTAGGAAATATAGCTGCTTTATCTGGGGATGCTGCTTTGAATGTTAGAGCACTTCAAGAATCATATATAGCTATTGGCCAATCATTAGGTTCAAACGCTAAAGCAGATAAAGAAACACTTAAAACATTTACAAAATTACGTGAACAAGCCGGTTATACAAACGAACAATTAGCTGAATTAAATAAACTATCTTTAGTTAATGGAAAATCACTAGAGGATAATACAAAAGAAATACTAGGAGGAGCTAAAGCATATGCTTCTCGTAAAAGTTTAGTTATAAATGAAAAACAAGTATTAAACGATGTTGTAAAAGCATCTGCATCTTTAAAATTATCTTTAAGTGGAAGTGCTGATGCACTCGCTAAATCAGCTGTTCAAGCACGTGCTGTTGGTTTAAACCTTGAACAAGCAGCAACAATGGCTGACCAATTACTTCAATTTGAAACTTCAATTGAAAACGAATTAAGCGCTGAATTGTTAACTGGTAAAGATTTAAATTTTGAAAAAGCAAGAACTTTAGCTTTAAATAATGATATAGCAGGTGCCGCAGAAGAAATAGCTAATCAAGTGGGTTCATCCGCTGATTTTGCTAAAATGAATGCAATACAGCAAGAAGCAATAGCTAAAGCAGCTGGTTTAACTAAAGATCAACTTGCTCAATCTTTAATGGATAGAGAAGCATTAGCCAAATTATCAGGAGTTGAAGGTAAAGATGCTAAAGAAAAATTTGACAATTTAGTTAAACAAGTTGGAATGGAAGAAGCTAAAAAACGTTTAGGAAACGATCAATTAGCCAACCAGTTTAAACAACAATCAATTCAAGAACGATTTAATCAAGCTGTAGAAAAACTACAAGAAATGTTTGTTCAAATTGCAGAACCTATATTACAAATTGTTTCCCCTTTAGTTGATTTAGTAACTACAATTCTCCCAGCTATTAGTTTTATTATGCAACCTACAATAAATGCTTTTAAAGCTTTAGGGGATGTTATTAAAACATTTATTATGGAACCATTAAAAGGAGCAAAAGAAATGTTTGATGGAATCATGGATATTTTTAAAGGCGACTTTGAATCAGGTTTTAAAAAATTCGGAACAGGATTATTAAGAGCTATTCTTTCCCCCATCCAGGCAGTTATGAACGGTGTTACTACTCTTCTTAACGGTGGTATTGACATGCTTAATTCTGTTACAGGCCTTAGTGTAGGAAAAGTTCCTTCATTAAATTTAACAGATGCTTTAACAGGAAATGATGTTTTATCCCCAGGAGGTAGTTCATCAGGTTATGGTAATCGCACATTGTTTGGACCCGAAGGAGCAATTAAATTAAATAATAAAGATACAGTAATAGCAGGAACTAAATTATTTGATCAAGCAGATGATATGATCTCTCAACCTGGAGGGTCTTCCCAAATACCTAATGGAAATAACCCCAATAAAAATATCCTTTCAGTATCAAACCAAACAGCACCACCACCAGCTTCTCCAGATTCAAATGCTTTATTAATAGCAGAAATGAAAAGAGGAAATGACCAAAGAGAAGAACAACTTAGACTTCAAAAACAAAATACATTTGTTTCAACAATTCGAGTTCAATAATATTTATAATAAAACAAATAACCATGGGACTTTTAACTAAACTAACCACAGAAGGTTCAAACTTGAGCCAATTTGATGGGACTACACCTCCAGTAACTAACTTGGATACAGCTCAGTCAACTTTACATTATGAATATTCAATCAATGGTAATCCAAATTTACCAGGATATCCAACACCATCATTATTAGACCTAAATGGTGTAACACCCCCACAGTATCTAGATAACTTACCAGGTTAATACGAATGGGTCTTTTAGTCAAATTACAAAATGGGGACACCTTACTAAAATCCCTTAAATTTGGTCACGATAGACCAGGTGGAGGAGATAGTAACCAACCATACATTAAAAAATCAATAGATAAACCTGACACTCCTGCTTTAAATAATGATTTTTTATTACGTGGAGGTATTTCAGCACCTTTTAATGCTGCTGAGGATGTAATTCGTTTATCAAAGTTTTTTTTTGATTATAAAAGCCCACTTGGAATTTTATTTACAGCAAAACAAAATTTACTTTCTAGGGTAGCTGTAAAAGCAGAAGTAGCTGAAAAAATTACTCCTAATATCCCTGGACCAGCATATGGGGGTGGTACAATAAATGAAGGTATTTATACTCCATTATCTACTTTAGCTGAAGCAGGTATTGTTGCTTTTGGAGGTCATTTAAACAAACAAGGTATTGACCCAACAGGTTTAATCCCTTTATTATCTATTAAAAAATATGGACCTACATCTTTTGTTTTAAATGAATTTAGATATAATGAGTTTAAAAAATCTTCACCACCTGTATTAAATTATGTTGGTAATTTTTCAAGTTTTACCTCAAATTTTAGTAACCTTAATACTCCAATTGAGTTAAGTTTTAGTAACCGTTTACTACGTTTTTGGTATACAAAAGAACTACCTGAAATAAATTTTGACCCAAATTTATACTCTTATTCTGGAGGACCAGGTTCTATATTAGGTATAGGAAAAACCGAAATTAGATTTGCTACTTTAGGGGATGGTGAAACACCTTTAAGAACTGGAGTTAACAACACTTTATTCCAAAACCCAGACACTCGAAGTGAATTTCTTAGAGGCAGAATGCCTTCTTTATATAACAGTTGGTTTATTAATTATGTAGATGGAGTACCTAAATATGAAGAAACATTAAATGTTGCTAAATTTATAGGGGCTAGTCAAAGATATGGTTTATCTAAAGATGATATTTGGGTTGGGAATGTTGATGAAGATCCTGGATATCTATATACAATAGGTCTAGACAAGTACCTAACCTCAACAAATGGGTATCGTCCTCGTTCAGCGGAACAAAGAAAAGAAGATACAAAATGGACTCTTCCAGTAGGAGCATCTTTAAAATACAATTCATTTAGCAAAAATGTAACAGACAACCAAGTAAGTAGAGATAATTCTATATTACAACAAAAAATAAATGATTTAAAAGCTCAACAAGATGAAATAGATAAGAAAAAAAATGACCCTAATCAATACTATAATACACCAACATACAATCAAACACTTTCTCCTGATGAACGTTTTTCCACAATTCGATCTACCCAAAATAGAAAATCACAAGAAGAAATTAATAGTATACAATCATCATATTTTCAACAATGGCTTTCTTTGCAACAACAAATATATGCATTAGAACAACAAATAAGACAACCTAATGCTGATGATTATTCAAATTCTCCTATAAAAATAATTGATTCTACTACAGGTTTATATAAAGGAAATAATTCGTATGAATCATCTCTTGATAACAATAGTGTTTATGAACCTGGTACTTTAACCGAACGTAAAGATATTACAACTTATAATACTTTTACTCAACGAGAAATTAACAACTCTTTAAATAGAGATACTCCAACATACAATCCAATAGATAGTATTACAAATAATAATATTGATAGAATATATTATGACAGCACTACTGATGGAATATTAAAATCAAAATCTATCCTATCAGATTACCACGACTTAATAGATTTTAGTTTTAGAATAGTTGATCCAAAAAACCCTTCAGGAATAGCGGTATTGTTAGATTTTAGAGCATATATCGATACATTTTCTGATTCATATAGTAATGATTGGTCGGAACAATCATATATGGGTAGAGCAGAAAAACAATATAGATACAATTCATTTAATAGAGATATTTCTCTTGGTTTTACAATTGTAGCGGATAACCTAGAACATCTTGACCAAATGTATAGACAATTAAATACTCTTGCTTCTACTATAGCTCCTACATATACTTCACAAGGGTACATGGCTGGGATGTTACATAGATTAAGAGTAGGAAATTATATTTGGGACCAATGGGGTATTCTTGAAGGATTAACATATGATGTAGTAGATAATACTCCTTGGGAAATATCAATGGGTAATCAACTCCCTATGTATATTAAAGTAACAGGTATTAAATTTAAACCAATACATAACTTTAGACCAGAATTTATAACTCCTTCATCATGGGAAAAAAATAGTAATGGAGCTTATAATTTACCACCATTTATACAAAATACTCCACAAAAATTCCTTTACCAAACTGAAGGATCCCCAAATACTTAATCTATGTCACGTTATTCAGCTATACGAATCACTCAAACCCCAGAAAACCCTAAAAGAAGATATATTAACGTAAAATACCCTGAAATCACCCGTGATCTTTCAGATATTTATGTGTATACTACAAGAGGTGATAGATATGATTTATTGGCTTTAGCATATTACAATAATGCCTCTTTATGGTGGATAATTGCCCAAGCTAATGTTAATAACACAACCCCAGATTCTTTATTTCCAAGTGTTGGAGAACAAATTAGAATCCCTGGACCCGAAAGAGTATCTACTATATTAGGTAATTATGAAAGTTTAAATTCATAAAATGTTATGGCAAATATTATTGGAGAACCGTTATTAGGATATGTAGCTGAACAAATTAAAGCTAGACAAAAAGCTCATGGTTCTGGGACTTTAAACAATCCCCGAACACCTGAGTATTTATCTTATTTAAACTCCAAAACAGCATGGGTTAAAATGGCTTCTAGCATCACAGTTACCGCAGACCGTTTAAAAAAGGAAACAGACTCAGCTAGCCATTCTATTAATTCAAAATACGAAGGGGTTAACCTAGCTAAAAAATTTATCCTATTTTCAGGTGTTTCCGAACTTAATGGAACAAAACTTACACCTAGAGGGACATATACCCCAAATAATAACAACATATATGGATGGGATACTGGAACATATAGTGTTAATCCATTTTCTACTAGTACAAATTCTTCCACAGGAGAATTTGGTTTAACCCCAATGCCTGGAATTGAAAGTGTTGATGTTAAGTGCCAAAACAGGGGTTCTATTAAAAAAGTAACAGTAAAACTTAAATGTTATTCTCCTGAGCAATTTAAAGTTATAGATTTACTTTATTTAAGAATAGGATATACTATGTTTATAGAATGGGGGTGGGCACCTTATTTAGATAATAGTGGTAATCTTGTTAAAGATTATTTTACTTTAATTGAACAATCTGGACAAGGGTTTTTTGATGTTGATTATTGGAAAAACAAATCATATATTGATTTTTCTAGAAGAATTGAAAGAGTTAGACTTTTAAAAAATGGAAACTATGATGGGCTTTTATGTAAAGTAACTAATTTTAGCTGGACATTTTCCCAAGATGGATCATATGATATTGATATTCAACTTATAAGTTTAGGAGATGTTATTGAATCACTTAAAACTAATGTCACTCCTGCGTATAAACTTGTTACAGATATTAATGCTGCTTATAAATTGTTTAATGATAATTACTCCCCAGAAGAAACTAAAGAAACACCCCCTTCTCCTGTAGATAACATTATCTCAGCTTATTTTTTTCTACAAAAATTATTGACATATCAAAATGGACAAAATGGAACAAATAAATATTGGGAAAGGAGAGATATTCCATGTAAAATAGGAGGATCGGCAATAGATTTATTTGGAATTTTTGTACAAGGCTCAACTTCTACTGGACCAATAACAGATGAAGTAGTTGAATCATTTGCATCTAGGGCAAACCTAGATTCTTTTCTCTCTACAAATTTCCCAGGAGCAACTCAAATCAGTGATTATACTACTTATGAAAATACAACAACCCCAGGAACCTACTATTATATAGATTCAGGTATTTTAATAGATGATCTTTATGTAAAAACAATTACAGACCCACTTGCTCTTAATACTTCAAATCAAACTAAATCTGATATCATATATCTTAATTATAATACTCGAGAAGATGATGAAGATGTAGTAAATGACTTAGGGTTTTATATTAGATTTGGAAATTTACTTGACTTTATTAAAGAACGGATCATTCCAAAAATAAATACAACCCAAAATAACCCTATTTTAGACATTGATTCAGGGCAGTGGAGTAATGAAATGTATGCTTTTCCATACCAAGTGTCTTTAGACCCTAGAGTTTGTATAGTCCACACAGAAGAAAAAATTAATACAAAAGAATATTATACATCATTACCTGTTTGGAAAAAAGATGGGAAAAGATTTGCTTACCCAATGAATATATATTTAAATTTTAACAAAATAAACCAACTTATTTCAGCTAATTTAGATGATAAGGGAAATTTAGCTTTGTTTGATTTTATATCATCTATTTGTACTGAAATAAATAAAGCTTTAGGAGGTATAAATAACTTAGAACCAATAATAGATGAAGTTACTAACCAACTAAAAATAGTAGATGGTAGTTACTCATCTGAAAAAAAACTAGATCCATATAGTTTAGAGTTATATGGTTATAATATAAATAATCCCTCCCAACCTAATGTATCTGTTTCTAATTTTGTTCGTAATTTTAATATTAAAACTGAAATTACAAACGATTTTGCTACAATGGCTACTATTGGTTCAACCGCAGGAGGTTATGTTAAAGGAACAGAAAACACAATGTTTTCTAAATGGAATGAAGGTATAGTAGACAGATTTAAAGAAAAAATAATCCCTGCAGATAAAGATGCTTTAGAGAAATATAATGGAAGAGAAGACCCGAATGCGGCGTATTATGAAGAGTTTTGGACAAGAAGATATAGTGCTTTTGGATTAACTATTCCATTAGATGTTGAAAATGATCTCTTTACAACCGACCAACCAGCATTAGATGATACTATAATAGATAAGAATGTTGCTGTTGTTACAGAGTTTTACAAATACTGTCATTCTAAACTTCAAGAAGTAGATAAAAAATACACCTCAACATCTAATGGTTTTGTCCCAATAAGTTTAGGCTTAACAATGGATGGTCTATCCGGCATTAAAATATACAACGCTTTAAATGTTGTTACTCGTGTACTCCCCTCTAACTATCCAGATGCTTTAAAATTTATTGTTAAAGGTGTTAATCATAAAATAAGCAAAAATGATTGGGAAACTACTATTGAAACAGTAGTAATTTCAAATAGTGATAGTGATAACACAGCATATTATAAACCAAATACTACTTTTGTTACTAATACTATAAATGATGGAAGTGGAAATGGGAGTGGGAATGGGATTGCAAGTGCTGTAGTAAATACTGTAACAGCAGAATTAACTGGAACATCTAGTTCAAATTCACTTACTGGACAAGCCGTTGTAGATATTTTAATTAGATTTATGAAAGCTGCCGGTATACCACAAAACACAGAAAACATTAAATTCTTTAAAGCGTGGAAGCAAGCTGAAACCACCAAAGCAAAAAATTCATTGTTTGGCTCTACCCAAGGTTATAATAACTCAACTAAATTTAATAGTGCTGGTGTTCAAAATTATAAATCAATTGAAGATAGTATTACAGCTCACGTTAAAACTATCCAAAATAGATATTATCCTAATTTATATAAAGATTTAAAAGATGGTAGATTAACAGCCCTTCAAATAGCCGAAAAATATAAAAATACTGAATTAAAAACTTGGGGAACTGGTGGTCTACTAGCAGAAGTTTTAAAAGGAGGAGTTAAAGATAAAAATTTAAAAATCTATTATTAAAATTAATCATTATGGCTATAGATCCTACCTGGCTTAAAACTAATGTATATAACATCATAATGGATGGGGTTTCTTCCCCAATGGAAAATATAATGGAATTAGCAGCCGAATTAACTGGACTTACTCCTCCAGGCGGTGGAGGTGGTAATATTCCTCCCCCTACCTCAAATCAACCAGAATATGCAACATCAACTGAAATTAATTCTAAAAATTCTTCTCCCCCTACATCCTGGCCAAAAGTAGGAGGTGTTATGGCTTCATGGGCTAACAGATCTAAAGCTAATGATTACCAATACCCTCATATCTTTTATTGGGATGGAGCAGTACCAGGAAGTAAACCATCTGTTGACAGAGTTAATCCAAATTTATTAGCTGACATTGAAAGAGCTGCAGTTATAGCAAATGCAAAACCTGTTCTAACTACAGCTATAACGGGCCATTCTAGAAGTGGAAGACATAACCCTAGTGGACAAGCTGTAGATATAGCTATGTTTAGTGGAAAAGGATATGGAAGTAAAGCAGCTGCAAAAACTAATGGTATTTATGATGAAATTAAAAGATTTGAAAGTGCAATGGTAAGTTTAGGGTATATTTATAACAATGAAGCTGCATACAAAAAAGGCCTTCTTTCTTTTGGTTTTAAAGATCATGATAACCATGTCCATGTTTCTAATGTAATCAGATCATCTTAATATTATGTATTTTCCAAAATCCCAAATAAAAACCAATTTACACACTACTGGAGATGATAATACATATATTTTATCTACCACAAAAAAAGAATATATAGGATACTACTATGAAGTATCTAATGGACAAAAATTCACAGGGAAAACCCCCCAAGACGGTCCTAATATTTTACTTTTACCTGAACCTTTTGTTCCCTTAATGTTTCAAGATCCTAATAAAGAACCAAAAGAAGTAAATGAAAAATATTTATCTACAGATTATAACCCCCCAATAATCCCTGCCCCTCCTTATAATTCTACCATAACCCCAATAAGATATCTTCCACAACCAACTCCTACATTTCCCACAAATCAAGAAACAAGATTAGGTGTTTATACAAGATATTTTTGTAAAAAAAATAACGAATTAAAATACATGGAAATAGATAAATTAACTTTTGATAAATTATCTGCTAGAACACAAGACATTGCTTGGGATCTTTATACTCCAATTTCTACTCTTTGGTATTTACGTGCCGCTGATGTAAATAAAAATTTAGTTTCTTTAATTGAAAGAGAACAAAAGTGGTATGGATTTACTCAATGGTTTAAAGATAATTTTTTCTAATTTTACTTGGAGTCTTAAAATACTTTTTGTATTTTTAAAGCATGTATTGGTTAATAGAAGATCAAAAGAAAATAGATATACTTTGTCAAATTAAACATGAAGTAGTTTATGTTGAAGTAATACCAACTTCACATAACCTACATCCTGTTGAAAACGAAATATGTGCTCTATATATTCGTCCAAGAGATGATTTAAAAGGTTATATTATACCAATAAATCATAGTGAAACTATAAATTCAACAATAGAGGATTGTTTAAGAATATTAAATAGTATAAAATACATATATGTAAGGGATAGAAAGGAATTTTTACATTATTTTTGCATTAAGCATTGTGCCCAATACTCACCCTCCCCATATACATATATACCTCAATTAACACAAGCTCACCTACATATTTACAACAAATATCCAAACACACATAATTTAAACACAATAGTTCCAATTGTAAAACACTATGAGGTATGTGAGCAAAATTTTGCTAATTTTGAACCAAAAATATTAAATCCGTTTTACAACAAAGCAGCAATTGTATTTAATCAACTAGAACGAGCGGGTATAAAAGTAGATCAAACGCTGTTTGAACAGTACTTTGATAAAGAAGTAGACGAGTTTATATACACGCAATATAATTTAAACACATTAACAACCCGTCCTTCAAATACATTTGGAGGAATTAATTTTTCAACTTTAAATAAAGACAATGGAGAAAGAGAATGTTTTATCCCGCGCAACGATTTTTTTATCGAAATGGATATTAGTGCTTACCATCCTACCCTTCTTGCTAGTGTTTGTGACTATGATTTCGGCGATGTGGATGTGCACAGTAGTTTTGCTGAAATGTATGGGGTGGATTACGCCAAAGCAAAAGAAATCACTTTTAAACAACTTTATGGAGGAATCTGGAAAGAATACAAAGATTTAGAATTCTTTCAAAAAGTACAAGCATATGTGGATGATTTGTGGGATACTTTTAATTATGGTGGATACATCAAATGCCCGATTTCAAATCATAGATTTTTAAAAAGCGAATTAGAGGATATGAATCCACAAAAACTTTTAAATTACGTACTACAAAACTTGGAGACCGCAAATAATGTTCTTATATTGTGGGATATTTTTAAGTTGTTACGAGGAAAAAATACTAAATTAGTATTATATGTTTACGATTCATTTTTATTTGATTGGGATGAAAATGAACCAGAGGTAATACTTAAAATATTAGGAGTATTTAATAAATATAAACTACAAGTTAAAACTAAAAAAGGTACCAATTACCACAATATAAAATAAAAGTTATGTATAACACTTTAGAACAACCCTACCATATGTATGATCAGTATGACTTTGACCAAGTCCTAGATTTTGCATTAATGAACAACAGACTATTTTGTACCTTTACAGCCTTAGATGCACTAGATGCATTGATTTCGGAATTATCCGGTAGGTATTCTATAATGTATGATAAAATGTTTGTTTTACATATCAAAAGTAACAATGAATATGTTGTAACATATAATGTAGATCAAGGTAATATTAATGACATACCTGAAAATACTATACTAGTACATAGAAAAAAAGAATCAAATACACTTTACACCATAAACGCACTAAACGAGCTAATCAAAAAATTAAATGGTGGAGTAGTTGATACAAGATACCCAGTAAATTGGGCACATTATAAAAATTGTATATTGTTAACTCAACACAATGAGATTAAACAATTGAATACAAAGATTTTTAAAATTGTTGAATTATAATTTGGTTATCCCAAAAAAGGTTATTATATTTAAGTTGTAAATTTTAAATTAAGTTATATATGAATCTAGATGCAATCAAGAAAAAACTTGAATCTATGCAAAAGACCTCAAATGGAGGATCTAACAATGCAAGCAATGTAAAGCGCTTTAAACCAACTATTGGTAAACAAACGGTAAGAGTTGTACCGTTCAAATTCAACAAAGAATTTCCATTTACGGAAATGAGATTTTACTATGGTATTGGTAGTAAAAAAGTAATCGCTTCACCATTAAATTGGGGAGAGAAAGATCCAATTGCTGAATTTGCAAAACAACTACGTGGTACAAACGATAAGGAAAACTGGCGTTTAGCTAAAAAATTAGACCCTAAAACTCGTATTTATGCTCCTGTAATTGTACGTGGTGAAGAATCTGAAGGTGTTCAATTGTGGGAATTTGGTAAAGAAATTTACGAAGCATTTTTACAAATGGCAGCTGATGAGGAAGTAGGAGACTTTTCAGATGTTATGTCTGGTAGAGACATTAAATTGGTTACTGTAGGACCTGAATCAACAGGAACAGCTTACAATAAAACAACAATTGCCCCTTCAATGAAAACTTCTGCATTATCTGAAGATTCAAAACAAATTGAAAAATGGTTAGAGGAACAAGAAAATCCAAAAGATTTATACAAACCACTTCCATTTGATATTATTAAACAAGCACTTCAAGAATGGTTAAACCCTGAAGGAGATGAAGAAGAAACAGCAGTAGTTG